CTGACCTGGTGGCCGGAGCGGAAGCGCCCGACGATGTCGTCGGCGAAGCGCTGGCGGGGCTTGGGCTGGTTCTCGGGGTCGGTGCCGAAGATCTTGAGGCCGGGGGCCATGTTGTCTCTTTCCTGCTCTGTGTGTTGTCGCGGCCCGGGGGCCGGATGGGGACAGAGGAGGAGAGGGCCGGGGTGGGAGATGCTGCTCAGGCGGGAATGACGAAGGCCCCTCCCGGAGCGGGAGGGGCCTGGGGGTCAGAGGAAGGTGCGGAGGACGGCCTCGGCGAGGAGGGGCGGGACAGCGTTGCCGATCTGCAGGAAGCGCTTGGTCTTCGAGCCCTGGAAGGGGAAGTCGGCGGGGTAGGACTGCAGCACGCCGGCCTGCTCCGCGGTCACCTTGATCGAGCCCGGGCGGTCCTGCCGGTGCCGGCTGACGTCGGTGGGGCGCGTGCCGGAGCCGCCGGGCGACGAGACGACGTCCGGACAGAACGAGCCCACGATCGTGCTGGCGGGCTTCTCCCACGCCCACCGCATGGCGGCCGGGTCGTCGCCCTGCAGCGCGCCGACCGGGGCAACGCCGTCGTCGAAGCGGAGCGCCTCGGCCATGCTCGTCCACCTCGGGAGGCCTGCGTCGAGTCGCAGTGGGTCGCGCGCGTAGTAGCGGGAGTGCGTCGGCGTGGGCAAGGCAGCCTCGACGCTGTCCCGCCGAGCGACGAGGATGGCGCGCTTGCGGGTCTGGGGCACGCCGTACTGCTCAGCACTCAGGACGCCGACGGCGACCGAGTAGCCGAGCTCGCGCAGGACGTCGCCCACGGCCTCCCAGACAGGCAGCACCGTCGGCACCTGCTCGAGCGCGATGTAGGTGGGGCTGGTCTGCGCCGCGTAGGCGAGCGGGCTGAGGACGAGGGCGGTGCGGTCGTCGAGGCCGGCCTCGCGCGCAGCGTCTCGGAGGGCCGTACCGTCGCGCAGCCACGCCCCGGACGCGATGAGCGCGAGGACGTCGTCGAGGGCCCGCCGGCCGGAGCCCTTGCCCGCCATGCTGAAGGTCTGGCACGGGGGTGAGGCGATGAGCAGGTCGTGCTCGGGGATGAGCGTCGGGTCGGCGAGGCCGTCCCAGACGTCGCGGTAGGCGGTCATCATGCCCGCGGCCTCGCGGGTGGCGACGGCCTCGGGCATGATCTCGACGCCGTACTCCTCGATGCCGAGTCGCTGGGCGGCGACGCCCCAGCCAGTGCCCGCGAAGAGGTCGAGGGCGCGCAGTGTGTTGGTCATGCGGGAGGAGAGGGCCACGGGGCGGCCGGCTGCTCTACGATTTCCTCATGTTTGACTGGGCGGCCTTGATCGCAGCACTTATAGGCGCCGCGGCGGGCGGCGGAGGTTCCTTCTGGGCCACACAACAGGCGATGAAGCAGACGCACCGAGAAGAGCGAAGAGACGCCGTCGACGCCGTCCGCAACTCCTTGATGACACTCGCCAACACGGCGGCGCAGCACCCTCTGAGGGGGTATGACGAAGACCCCGACCAGACCTTGCACGAGGACGTCGTCAAGGCCTCGCAGGTCGCGCTTTCGGCGATCGCGCAGCTGACGGCGACGCAGCTCGAGAAGGCCGACCCAGTCACACCCTGGCTGACCGCCACGGTGTACCAGGTGGCTACAGCCCCGCGACTCGCTGCCGGCATGAGCCGGGCTCTGACTGCGGGGACAAAGCTGTCGCAGTGGCACGCTGGCCGCATCAAGTCGAAGTGGTTTGACGATAACCCCGTCACGACTGATGAGCTGGGGCCCCTGGCCTTGGAGGACTTCGACCGCCCGCGAGACCCTGCCGAGAAATAGCGAAAGCCCCTGCCCGGTGAGGGGCAGGGGCTTTCCTGGTGGGCGCTAGGCCGCCGTCGACGGCTTGGCGATTCCGGCCGGTCGCGTGACCTGGGGGCCGGGCACGCTTGACGGCGGGGTGTCGTTGCCCCGGAAGGTGGCGACGCCGAGGACGGCGGCGATCTTCTGGGAGCGGCGGGCTCCCATGTGCGGGAGGATCTCGCGCATGACCGAGGCGGCCCGCTCACCGGAGATCTCCGAGTGCCAGGTCGGCTGCGCCGGGAGCGGGTGCAGCGCCAGGCGGATCGGCGTGTCCATGAGGGACGCCGCACGACCGACGATGTCGCGGTCGGTCATGGCGAGGCGGATGCGCGGGTACTTGCCGCGATGCGCGTCGAAGGTGCCTTCGCCCTCGAGCAGGCCGGCGAGCCAGTAGACGTCGGAGTCGGTGCCGTGGATCACGCGGTCACCGCCGGGGCGGTCGGGCGGGCAGCCGTCGCGCGCGGGGTGCGACGCTTCGGACCGGAGGCGATCGCGTCGGACGGGCCGGAGAAGACCTCACGGCCGACGATCGTCTTCGAGTAGTCCTTCTCGTAGTTGAAGACGCGGCGCAGGTCGAGGAAGTGGGCGAAGCCCTCCTCGTCGGCCTTCACGGGCACGAGCTTCCAGCCCTCGGGGCGGACGTGCAGCACGGCGGCTCCGTCAGCCTTCGGCATCGGCACGCGCGAGCCGTCCTCGCGGATGATGGCGTCGGCGTAGCGGTACGCGCCGAGCTGCAGGCCGACCTCGGAGTGGACGCCGGAGCGGGTCGTCTTGTTGTCGAGCCAGACCTTCTCGCCTTGGATGGTGGCGAAGGCGTCGAAGCTGCCGGCGTAGGCGAGGTCAGGCCCGCGGGAGTCGGACCAGACGGTCTCCTCCATGAAGTGGTACTCGGGCTGGACGACGTCGAGGTACTCGTTAAAGTGGCGCACGTAGGGCTCGAGGTCCGGGTGGACGCGGCCGACGGTCTCGCCGCGGGACAGCTTCTCGAAGAGGTCGTGCGCCGCGGTGCCGATGTCGGCGGCCTTGCGCGTGAAGCGGTCGGGCGCCTTCTTGAGGTGGTCGATGGCCGCCGCGGGGTCGCGGAGGGTCATCTGCACGACGGTGCCGAGCTCCTCGACGGCGGCCTCAGCGACGAGCTTCTGGCCCCAGTAGCGGAGGAAGCCCTTCGGGAGCATGCCGAGGACGCTGGTGACGCCGGGGACCTTCACGGCGCCGTCGTCGGGTTGATGTAGAAGCGCGAGTCGCCTCGCTTGATGGTGGAAACCTTCGGGGTCGTCACAGGGACGCTCTCTTTCAGTCAGTCGGATTGGACTGATGAGGAGAGGGCCGGGGACGCCGGCGGTGCTCAGGCGAGCGCCGAAGTGGGGGCGGGTGCGCCGGGGTAGTGACGGAAGTGACTGGAAAGACGTCACTCTGCTATCTCCGCTTAAGAGAGAAGAGAACTAGAAGAGAGATAGGAGAGTGACGTCTTTCGCGTCACTTGTGTCACTCGACGGTGTTGCCGAAGGAGTCGATGGTGATGCTGGGGCCGATGAACTCCGTCATCGTCTCGTGCGCGGCGACACGCTCGATGGACGACGCCGTGATGGCGACTGCACGCGCGACGGCGCGGATGGCCTGGCGCTCCTCCTCGTCGGCGCCGTCGATCGAGGGGAGGTCGATCCGGCGAAGGATGGACGCAACCGTCTCGAGCGCGCCGAGGGCCAGCCGCGGGCTCGTGACTCGGCCGCCGTCGAGCACCTTGAGCATTTCCGACTTGTCGGCGTTGTGTGCCTGTGCGCGCTTCAGCGGCGAAGTGCTGAGCAGCCCGAGGTCGCTGAGCGTCGCTTCGTCGAGGCGCTCACGCAGCGCGTTGCCCGCGTGGTAGCGGATGCTCGTCAGGGTGCCCGAGGTGCGGTCGGCGGGTACGCCGGCGCGCGTCATCGTCTCGCGGACCCAGTGGCGGTAGGCGTGCGAGCGCCCGAGCCAGTCTGGCTCGCCGGCTGGGGTGAGGAAGTGCTCACGGGCCGAGACGAAGCACCCCGCGGTCGTGCGGAGGTTCTCGGTCTTGCGGTCCTCGGGACCATTCAGCCAGCGCTTTAGGGCGGCTACGGCGTTATCTTGAATCTGGGACAGCGAGTCGGTCACGGGGAGTCAATCTATGGCCGCGTTTCATTTTGCGCAAATACAGAAAGGCCCCGGCTCGCTCACAGGACGGAGCGGGCCGGGGCCTCAGGTGGAACGGTCGGTCTCAGGAGACCAGGGTGGCGGCGTAGCGGGCGGCGGCTGCCAGCTCCTCGAGGCCCTCGTCGTTGAGGACCAGGTCGTCCTCGGGGTAGCCGTCGAGCGCCGTCTCGGTGACGTGCTCGTCGGCGGTCTCGAAGCCGGGGCGGATGATGCGGATGAGCCGGCCGCCTGCAGCGCGGATTGCGTCGGCCTCGTTCGGCATGCGGACGTCGGTGACGACGACAGGAAGCCCCGGCCGCGGCTCAGGAAGCACGATGCCGGCGCGGGCGAGCGCGTCGACAACGATGGGCGATCGCGACAGGACGGGCCGGCGGAGGTCGTCGACCGTCTCCATGGTCTGCGCGACCCAGAAGCCCTCGTCGACGCCGCGGAGCGCCTGGCCGAGCGCCTGCAGCGCGGTCGCGCGCACCTCGGGCACGCAGTCCTTGGCCGCCTCCCAGCCGATGGCCTCGACGACCTCGCTGAGGCGCCGGTAGCGGGGCACGCCGTCGCCCGGCACCGGCGCCGGGCCGACGAGCGGGTCGATGGCGAGGGCGAGCTCGCGGAGCGGGTCGGCGAAGGCGACGCGGGCGTAGCCGAGCTCGTCGACGAGGGTGGCGGCGAAGGTGTCCTTGCCGGAGCGCTTGCGGCCGATGAGGCCGATGAGAGGGGCGGGGTTGGTCATGGTCTTCTCCTGTGGTCAGCTAGTTCTACGGAGGAGAGGGCCGAGGTTTCAGTAATTGCTCACGCGACTTGTCGGCGGCCCGTGCGACACTCGCCGGCATGCCGAAACAGCCGCCGTTCCGCCCGCCGTGGGAGCGCCCGGTCCCGCCACCCGTTGAGCGACTTGTCGAGCGCTACCGGGTCGGCCCGTGGACGCTGCAGGCTGCTCCTGAGCGAGCGGCGCCTCGCGACTTCGTGCTTCGCTGCGACCGGCCGGGGTTTCCGAAGGGCCAGGGCGTGCGTCTCGACCTGCACGACGGCTGGACGATGCACGACGGCGACGACGTCTTCGTCTCGCGCGAGGGGCCGCTCGCGTGTCTCGAGTGGTGGGCTGCGCGCCACTAACGACGACGAAAAGCCCCGCCCTCCGAGGTGGAGGACGGGGCTAGACGTCAGGCTGCGTGGCGGCCGGGGGCGGTGTCGACCAGCGAGGCCGTGCCGTCGCCGCTCGAGCCGGCGACAATCGACTTGAGGACGGACACGACGGCCGCGAGACCTGCGATGGAGCCGGTTGCGGCCCAGTCGACGTCGATGAGGCCCACGGCGCCGGCGGTCAGGACGCCGATGGCGGCCTGCGCGGCGGTGGAGATGGCACGCTCGGCGGCGTCCTTCAGGAAGGTCGGGGTGAAGATGCTCATGGGCTACCTCTCGGTGATGTAGGCGAGCTCGTCGACGAAGGCCGTCGGCGGCATGGGGGGCGTGGCGCCTGGCATGGTCCGCTGGATCCAGGCCAGGAGCGTCCGCGTGTAGGTGATGAGCGAACGGTGCGCAGCTCGCTCGAGCGTGCGGTCGGCCTCGAGGCTCTCGACGCGGTCGGTCAGCCGGCCGACCTCGTCGCGGAGGGCGGTGACGATCGCCTGCCACTCGCCGACGTCGACCTGACGGCTGGCGACGTCGGCGGTCTTCGCGGCGGCACGGGCGCTCGACCGGGCGGCGTAGCGGGTGCCGAGGACGGTGATGACGACGCCGAGCAGGAGGCCGAGAGGGCCGATGAGCGGCTGCAGCCAGTCAGGCACGCGGGCCTCCTTCGTGGGTCGTCGTGCTGGGCGG